ATTTGTACCACCTGCACCATCATCTACTATAATTAAATCAGATGTTGTTAAATCTGCTCCAATGTCTGAACCACCATCAATTTCTAAGGCAGTCAATGCCACTTTACCTGCAGTAGATATTGTAGCTAATTTTGTATCTGCAATAGCTGCACCTGAAGCTATACTTGCGTTGACTACAGAATCTGATGCAAGTTGGTCTGCACCTACAGCATCATCTGCTATCATAGCCTGTTCTACTGCATCATTAGCAATAGTTACTGCACCATTAGAAGCTATAGTTACATCTCCTGATACTGCTACTTCTTCATAAGAAGTTCCATCACCTACTAAAATTTTACCAGAAGTAACATCAGGCATTTTTAATAATGCACCTACTGTTACATCACTATTAAATGTTGCAGCACCTGCAGCACTACCATCTATTGTTAAGAATGTAGTATCTGAACTACCGTCAGTTCCTTTTAAAATAATATCTGTATCATTGCCTTGTGCATCAATAGTAATATTACCTGCAGTAGTTGTAAAATTTATAGCTGCATCACCTGCAGTAATATTGTCTGCAGCGATAGCTGTAGCCTCCGCACTTATATAACTATTTAATTGTGATGCATTAACATACTTTGTTGTACCACCATCATCCACTAGTAGCTTATCTGAATCGGCAATCGTAATACTTGTACCATCAGTAGCACCGTCTATTTGCACTGCAGCACCTGAAACTTTATCGGCTGTTGTAATTGTATTTAATTTACTATCAGCAATACTTCCTGCTAACATAGCATTAGTTACTGTACCACTATCACCACTACCAACAAGTGTACCTGAAGCTACAGGTAATACTACTACAGCACTACTTGAAGCTGAGTGAGGTTGTGCTTGAAGTGTTTGTGCATGTGCGTTAGATGATTCACAATAAAACTTTACTTTTGATACTGCACCTGTGCCAGTTCGGATGTCAATGTTACCATCTGTAATAGATACACCACCTGATGAACCATTACCATCTAAGATAACTTTACCACTACCATTAGGTAATAAATTAATATTACCATTTGATACTGATACAATATCATTACCATTAACATCTAAGTCTCCACCTAGTTGTGGTGTAGAATCTTCTGATAAATTAGATATAGCACCTGACGTTGCAAGTCCTGCTACAACTGCACTTCTTGTAATTTTCTTTAGTCCACCACCTGAAGTATCTACTGCTAAGAACACATCATCATTTGCTACTGTAGATATTTCTGATAAAGAACCTACAGCTACAGAATTAAAGTTTGTTCCGTCTGCAATTAAAAGATTACCTGCAGTATTTGTACCCATGGTAATATCGTCACCTGATACTGTTAGGTCTCCTGCAATAGTTACATCAGCCCCACTAAATGTTAAAGCTGTTGTAGTTCCTGATTTAATAATTAAGTTACCTGATGAGTTTGTTGCACTACCAAATGTTGTGCCTCCATCTTTAAAAAATACATCTCCACCATCAGCGTCTAAAACAATATCTGCACCTGCATCTAAAGTGATATCACTGGAATTATCTATTTCTGCAATAACAGGTGTTGTTAATGTTTTATTTGTTAAAGTTTGACTTCCACTTAAAGTAGTAACTGTAGAATCAATTGCAAAAGTTACTGCATTACCACTACCACTTGTATCAATACCTGTACCACCAGTAAATGTTAAAGTTTCACTATCTAAATCAATAGCTAATGCTCCACCACTATCTGCTTGAAAATCTAAATCTTCTGCAGTTATTTGTGCATCTACATAAGCTTTGATAGATTGTTGTGTAGCTAAAGCAGTAGCACTATTAGAAGACATATTATCTTCATCTAAAATATCTGTAATGGTAGTTGTAGGTAAAGCTAAACTATCAACGTAAACAACACCATCAAAATAAGCATCTTTAAATTCTAATGAACTTGTACCTAAATCAATATCATTATCTGTAACTGGTACAATAGCACCATCTTGAAATCTGAATTGTTCTACAGCACTTGATGATACTTCTACGAATACACCAAATCTATTATTTGACGTATCTACAAGTATTTTATTATTTGCATCACTGTCAGCTACAAGAGGAACATATCCGCCCTCTCCTGCTGTACCATCATGGCTATGACCCGTTGATGCAGCAAAAGCTGATTCTAACTGATTGTATTCAGAATTGAAGTGACTAGCTTCAATAACTGAACCATCAGTAATATTACTGGATTGTTGCCTTGTATATGATGTTCCCATTTATCTTCTACCTCCGGGTATAAATTCTAATTGATATCCTTTAAATGATATTGGTTGATTAGTAGTTGTTTCTTCTACTCGTAATGCAACAGTAAAGCCACCACCCTCTACAGATTGTCTTACTAAATTTGCTCCTGATGAACCATAAACTCCTGCTCCATAGGTTGTTGATGCTAAGCCATATACAGCAATACCTGAACCTGTTGATAGCGTATATGCTGATGGTTGAGGAACTTCAGGACTGTCAAAGTCATAACGAACTTTAAAGCTAGAGTTTACATCTCCCTCATTTTCATAGTTCCAAATAACTCTTTGCATATTTTTTCTTATGCCGGGGTCTCCCATTGTCATATCAGGAGTCCTATAAAAAGCGTTAATATTTGTAGTAGAACCTGCTCTTGCAAAAGTGTTACCTGATTCTTGTTTATATACATAACCATCATATCCTCCTGATATTATGGTTTCGGTATCACTGATAAAATCAGAATCTGTAGAAGATACTTTTAGACCTTCTAATTCAGAGTATTCAAAAGCCGCACCACCTTCAGGTTGACCTTTAATAACACAAGTTATACCTTTTGCATTATCCTCTGCTTGACTTGCACTAGTAGGAAAAAATAATCGGTATTGTGATTTATTTCTAATAACTAAAGAGTTTATATTATGTGTTATAATATTATCTATAATTTCTTGTATTTGTTTGGAAATAGTTCCAATCTCAACGTCACCAATTCTATCTGTACCTGCAATAGTTCTTAATCCGTCAGGTGCTAAAAATACAACATCTCCACTAAATTCTTGTATACTTCTACCATCTATACAGCCTATTTTTCTTGTAACAGGTTGAATAGCAAAGTCAGATGTAGTAGAACCTGTTAACTTAAATATACTATCCTTACCAAAAATTATTAAACTATCACGGAAAGTTTTTAGTCCTACTATTTCAGTATCTACTTTAATAGTACCCCCACCGTCATTAGCAGCAAAATTATTAGTTTCAAAAGCACCCATAAAACTAATTTCTTGTTTACTAGTAGGGTGTCCTGCAAAAAAAATATGATTTTTAAATATTTCTACAAACTTAAAATTATTACTTCCTGTGGCACTAACATTAGTTACACTAAAACTAGTATCTACAATTCTAGGAGTAGATGTGCCTGAACATATAATAATTTTATCTGTTCCATCAAAATTAAATCTTCTAAACTCATAATTAACAGTAGGCGTTCCTAATCCTGTGATTAAAGATGTCCAAGAGCCTGAACTACCTGCTCTATGAATACTTCCCCCTCTCGCAGCTAAAACAACATCATTAAATATTGCAGACATAACTACACGTTCACTTGACGCAGAAACTTGAGGTACAATATTAGAATTATATAAAGTAGTTCCTAATATTTTTTTATATCCCCCTGCAATATCAGGTTCAAAATTTTTTAACTCTAATGCCTCTCCGGGAGACATAGAAAATACATCTCTATTAAGAACTAAACCACCTGAACAACTTACTATTGCAGGTGCTAAATTAGATGTATCTGGCATTAGACGTTAGTTAAACCCCCTGAAGATAAAGTATTAAGATTAACTCTTAAATCTCTAATATAGTCAGGTTTGTTTAACATTTCGATTCTAATTCTTTTTACCCCGTCTTCATATTCAGCATTTGCAATATTAGCCATAGGAACATCAGAACGTAATTTATATAAATAATATTTTGCTCTGTTTACTATAACATTGTGATATCTAGAAGGCAGTAAAGGTTCATCTGTAGCATTACTTAAATTTGTATGTGTTTTAAAATATTCAAAATTTATAGTGTAAGTGTCTTTGTTAGGAATAGGTGTTAAACCAAAACTAGTATGATTTTGTGTTCTATAAACTCTATCAGGTTTTTTATACTTAACATCTGTATCAAAATCTCTGTGACTATACTCTCTTAAAAAATCATCATAAGAAATATATCTCAATTTAAAAGGCTGAAAGTCTTCTGCTAATTTTATAAAGTCTACAAAATAATTTGCACTAGCAGTATTTGCTAAACCTACATAAATAGTAGAAACAGTAGGAGTAAATAATGTATAATGCATTTTACCTTCACCTACATTAGTAACACTAATATTACTATTAATAATACTACTATCTCCTGATGAAGTACCTACTTTAAGATTAACTGTGCCACCCATTACTCTCACTGCTAATTGATAAGGTCTATTAGTAGTTACTGTAACTGCTTGTGTCACTTCTGAATTGTTTAATAGTAATCGACCATTACCTAAAGAAGAATAAGAAGGTGAGCCTGAAACTGTTGTCCAATTAGAAATATTACTTGTAAATTCATTATTAGATATAACTTGTTTTGGTGTAAGATAAAAAGATTCAAAATCTACTTTTCTCATATCTGTAGGTAAAGTATATTCTTGTTGACCTACTATAGTATCTTGAGTAGTAGAAGTATGTAACCATGCCCACTCTACTTCTGCACTATATAAATCAGAAATAGCTTTATTAACAAACTCTTTAGTTGATGATTGTACACCTCTACTATCTGCAAAATTTGCAGAAGTTAAAACAACCTCATTAAGTTCTAATAATACAGCATTACATAATTGTAAGTAATTCATTTACACCCATTTCCTTTTTTGTTTACGTTTCTCTCTGCTCTCTTTTTCAGTATTAGAAACTTTTATTAATCCTCTTTTTTCTAGAGTATCTCTTTCTTTATAACCTTGTTGAACCATATTACCTATATGGTCTCTTAATTTATTTTCATTACTATCTAAAATACGAAGCATGTTAGTAGCTGCAGGTATTCTGATTATATTTTTATTAACAGGTTTATCTCTATCTTCATAAGATAAAGCTTCTTCCCAAACTTTACCTGTTTTTGTGTTTTCATAAACGTATATTGGCATTAGTATTTAAGTTAAAGGGGGAATAAATCCCCCTTTATTATTATTAATTATGCAAATGTTGATGTTTGTGAGTCTGTATCTGCTTTTGTTGCACCACCATCAAGTGATATAACACAAGCCCATACTCTTACTTTTGCATTGATTGCACCAGTAGCAATTGTTAGTCTAATTGCATCTGCTGCAGAATATGCAAAGTTAGCATCTAGAGTAGTCATTTGACCTGCTGCTGCAACAGTTGCTGCTGCTGCGTATTGGTCTCCGTCTACGCTATCTCCTACTGCAATAGTACCTGAGTTACCTGCGGTGTCGGCTGTCATTACATCTACACCGGCAGCTAATACTAATGAGTTAGCAGGAATTGGTAATACATCAAATGTATCACTTGCAGCATTTGTAGTAGAAGAAAAATCTACTACATCTGATATTACTCGTGGAATACTAGAACCTCTCTCTGAAGGGAGATTGGTTGAAGTAACACTACTATTATAAGCTGTCATAATATTTTTTCTCCTCTATTAGTCTATTTTAATATGCTCTGATAAGAGAGCTTCTGTTCTTAGTACTTTTCTTCCGAACACGTGTAAACCACGTACTACATCTGCGAAAGAATCAGGGTCTCTTACAACTTCAATCTTTGCAATATGATTTGCAGTTGATGTTGAAGACATATGACCTGACATGATTTTTTCAAAGTTAGATGTTGAAGATGCAGGTAAGTTGTTGCTCATATATAAAGCAAAACCACTGATAATACCTTCGTATACTTTACCATTTCTTAGAACACCTGCTTGGTCTCCTGAAAAACGTGTGTCAAGTAACTTAGAATCAGTTTGCTGCAACTGCTCATAAAAGTTAGGTGAAGCAATAAACCATCTTTGTTCAAATGGAATATCCGCTGCGTTTAGTCTCTTAGAGTGATTAGCCATTACGTTTAATGGGTCAATCTCTGAACCACCAAAACCTACGTCTTGTCCTGAGCCATCTGAACCAATTGTAGTTCCTGCACCTGAGAACATACTTGATAGTACGTTTTGGTCATAGTTGTTTTTAAGAGCATACGCACCTGATGAAGTTGCAACACTCTCAAAATTAATATGAGAATGTCTTTCTTCGATATCGTCTACTTTAAATGCAAAAGCATTAGCTTGGTCAACAACCAATGTAATTTGGTCATCTGCTAAGTCTTGCGGGTTTACTACTGAACCTCTTGTGTAAGACTGTACGCTTACTACAGGTTCTTTGATAATTTTTACAGTATCGCCAAAATTTTCAATTTCTCCGGCATAATCTGTGTTTGTTATATCTTCAACAACAGACGCTCTTCTGAAGAATTTCTGAACCTTTTGACTAAATATCTGTGGGATAAAATTATCGTTAGGCAAATTTCCGTAACCGGAACTTCTTGATACTGCCATTTTATTTCTCCTTTATTATTATTTAGTTAAGATGTGATTCTTCCCTCTTCTTTAGCTTTGTCGATTTCTTTTTCTAACTTATCAAACTCATAAGGTTTAAGTTTTGAAATTTCTTTTAAACTCCAAACTTTCTTTTCCTTCATTTTGTTTTCATCGCCAGTACGAGTTTTAGTAACAGCTTTTGCTGCTTCTGCTTTAGCTTCTGCACTAGATACTTTTGCTTTTTTAGATAGACCTGAATCCATCTTATATAAATCAATTGCTCTAGCAGCAAGTTTAGCATTATCAAAGTTGTTGTATAACCAACCTTTAATCATGTCATCTTGCTTATCCGCCCACTCATGAAATTCATCACTGCCTTTAATATCATAAAAATCAGGGTGTAATTTTAACAATTCCACTTCTGCTTTTTCTCTAGCTAAATTTAGTTGAGCATTTTTAATTTCTTCTAATTTAACTTCAACAGCTTTTGTTTTTTCATCAGCTTCCTCATATGCTAATGTTTTCATAACATCATACATTTCAGGATTATCTTTTCTCCAATCATCTAATTCATCTTTAGACATTTGAGGTAGATAGGCTTTTTTAGTAGCTTCCTCGACTTGCTTTTTAAGTCTTAAAAGTTCATCTTTGTGCTTTCCGATGGTCGAATCGTGATGGCGTTTAAGGTCGTCATAACGTTTTTTAAACACCTTTTCTTCAGCACTTGCAGGGCGTTGTTCATCCGGAGTAGCCTTAGATTTTTCTTCGGTGTCCTTGTCAACGGTAGCTGCACTCTGTTCGTTATTGGGTTCATCTTCTTTCCAAACATCCTCACGGTCTTTGTTCTTGTAAGGTTTTGGACTTGCTAATGATTCAGACTTAGTCTCAACGGGTGTTGATTCTTTGCCTTCCTCAATAACTTCAGTTTGCTTTTCTTCTTCATTCATGAATAACTCCTTTAAGTTACGAGGGCTGCGAATGGTAACAGGTAGCTCTTATTTTGTCGTAAAAAATAAGGGGGCTAGGTTATCCTAGGTAGCCCTTTTTAACACTAGAGAAATTCTAGTGCTTTCCTACGTTAGTAGAAACTTGTTATCTTCCCGGTCTTCTAACACCAGTCGGTGTCTTTGATTTTTTAGGGGTAAATCCGGGTGGTCCTGATGCTCCAGTACCTTTTTTAGGTGTACCTCCTGATTTAGGTGTACCCCCTGAAGGAGGAGTTCCTAATGTTCCTCCACCAGATGATTTAGATGTACTTCCTGCTAAAGCTTCTTTTTGAGTAGAAGTTAAGCCTTGAGAAGATTTATTTCTTTCATCTTCTTTTTGTTTTAATAAAGCATCTAATTCATCTAATAATTTATCTTTTTCTTCTCTATTTAAATTATCTATTCGTGTAGTCTCTGCTCTACGTTCTTCAAGAGTAGGTCTATCTTTTGTTTCTGATGGGGGTGCAGTATCTGAAGATTCTTGTAATTCTTTTAATGTTTTTGTATAAGCTTCTTTAAATGCATCATTGTATTTATCAAATCCTAAAAATCCTTTAGCATCTAAATCTAAAGGCTCATCCCCTTGTTGGAATGTTAGTAAAGCTGCTGCTGCTCCTCTATCACCAAAATTAACAGCCCTATCAATAATAGTTTTTAACTGGTCATTATCTGAAGCTATAGCCATTTCAGATATAAATTTAGTAGCCTCTTCTTTACCTAGTTTACCCAATTCATCTAGTAAATATTCATTAGGAGGTATATACTCACCATTAGGACCTCTTCCTCCAGTTATTTTATTGGCTAAAGAAGAAACATTTTCTGTATATTTAGTCATTCTATTTGGGTCAATAGTAAAGGTGTATACTCCTTCTGCTTTATCAATTTCTCCGCCTGTTATTATTCCCGCATTTTTTAAATTAGTAATAGTAGTTTGTATAATATCTTTTTCTGCAGATTTAAGTAATCCCCCTGCTAAAGAAGGTAATCCATAACCTCCTGCTTCTTCTATCTGGTCAAAATTAACTGTTAATTGATTCCCCTCTTGCTTTAATATATTTCTTGTATTGTAATAATTAAATTGTTCTGTACCCGGAGTAAATATATTAGACATTGTTTTAGAGAATGTCATAGGGTCTTGACCCGGACCAAAACGTTCCTCTTTTTTACGTTGTTGTTTTTCAATAAGACTTTCACCTTTCTCCCTAGGTTGAACAATAGGTTCAGCAGGTTTATCAGGTAAAGACGGTTCAAAAGGTAGTGTAGGTATTGAAGTATCGGTAGGTAATTTAATTTCTTTAGGTTTAGGAGGTATAAACATTTTATAACCTTCAACAGGTTCATATTGCTCAGACCAATCTTGGGTTTCCTCATTGTAATTAAGTTTTAGTCTACCTTGATTGTATATACCATAATCTTTTTTTTGTACTTCTTGTGCTAAAGTTTCTGATGTCTTTGTGTCTGCCATGTTATTTTTTATTCACCTGTTCCTTCAGGGCTAATATTTGGCGAAGAGAATTGAGCTTCCCCTGCAGTCGGAACACTTCCAACTCCAATGTTGCCACCTCCAACGCCCGTTGCGTCATTTGGATTTGCTCCTGCAGGTACTCCTCCAGTGCTTCCCATGCCGGGGATTCCACCAGTACCCCCAGTTTGTTGATTTTCATTTTGTCCTCCCATCATTTTCATATACAATGCAGCTTTCTCTGGGTCATTAATAACTTGGTCTGGGTCAATATCCATTGACTTAGCAACCTCTTTAAGAATTGTATGAAACTTAACAAAAGGTGCTAAAGCAGGATTTGACGCTACTTGCATAAATGTCATTAATCTTTGTGACCTTACTTCTTTTTGCATAAGAGATGATGTTCCTCTTGCTTTAATAACTAAATCACCTCTAATTTTTTTAGCATCTTTATTAAATTGCATATTCCAAGAAAATAAAGATTCTCCTAAAGGTCTTAATAAATAGTCATCAATATTTTTTATAACTGTTTTAATATTTAAAGCTGCAGCACCTAATAACATTGACATACCTGCTGCAGTTCTTGTAGTAGATTGAATACCTGTTTGTCCGTGAGAGTAGGAAGGTATACCTGTAGATTCATCAGCTAATTGTCTGAACTTATCAAACATCATTAAATTTTCATTTGCAGTATTAGGAAATTTTAAACCATGAATAGCTTGACCTGTTTGTCCACTTTGTCTTCTAAAAATTTTACCCGGAAACACTGACATATCCTGACCGGGTACTAACATAGTTTCATCAACATCAAATACTAAATTACCTGCTAATGCTAAGTTGTCTATAGCCATACGTGCATGACCATTCATAATTTGTTGAGAGTCATCCATATTTTCAGGTATGCCCACACCAAAGAATTGATAAGGATTAATTTCATAAGGACATACCATGTAAGGTAATCTTGAAGGAGTAAAAGGGTTTAATACTAATCTTAAAATATGTCCGTTACATACCCAAGCATTAATATCTACTTCATTTAAAACGTCTACTTCATCAGGATTAATTTCTAATCCTGCTTCTTCTGCAAGACTAGCATCCATTTTTCCCCAGTACTCAAATACTTCATATCTATCTTGCTCATAGTCTGCTTGATTTTCTCTATCATATAAAGCTGTTTCATAACTACGTTGTTGATAATTAGGTCCTGCTTCTATACAATTCCTAATAGCTGTTTCTCTAAAAAAAGGTCTATTAAGTAAATCACGCATATCTGATGCTGACAATTTATGCCTTTGAATAACATAATTACAATCATCAATAGATGTAGCGTTAGGGTCTTGATAAAAATCCCAACAACTAACTGCTTCTACTTTTGGTGTTAGTTTTGTCTTTGGATTATAAAATAACTCTTCGGTATCTTCATCTTTATCCCAACTATGTAATTTTTTTTCATAGTTAAATGGACCTTTTAAAATACCTGTGCCTAATAGAGTCATTTCAAAAATAATATGTCTCAATACAGTAGAAGCTAGTGATTCATCTAATTGGTCATGAATAACTTTCTCCATACTTTCTGATGCCATCTTTGCCGGTTCTAACTGCGGCATAGATTTTAAATCAGGTGCAGGACCATCCTCAAAAGGTAACGAACCATACTCATCTTTTAAACCACCTAGTATTTCATTAATAGTTGTTCCGGGTTTTATTTCTTTACCATCTCCCGGAAAACCATATGGACTTTCAGGTTGTTTTGATTGATTATCAGGTTTTAAATGTGCATATTTAGAAGCACCTTCTGGCACAGTTGTAGGTTCTATACCAATAGGAAATTTTCCTTGAGAAAATAAAACTTCTATTATCTGACCATAAGCAGCTAAAACTTTTGTTTTGGTTATTTTAACAAATACTTTAGACTTTTCGTTTTCACGAAATGCTAAATCAGGACCATAGATTCCTCTATAGTTCCTGTATGCTCTTAACCAACGTTTTTCATCAAATAGTCTAGCGTCTTCAGATACCTTAAATTTCTCTTGTACTAATGCACCTAAGCCATAAATCTCTTGCTCTTCATCAGAAAGAGAAGCCGAAGTATCCGCACCTGTATCTATATCGTTCGTTATACTCATTAAATATTATTCTGCAAGGTCACCTTGAGAATATTTTTTAAGAATAGAACCATCAACTTCTGATTTACCTTGTTTAGGATATGCTATATTACCTTCTGCATACGCATCAGCAGGAAATGCACCGCCCTGTGTTAATAGGCTATTTTTTACAGCACCATCAGCAGCAGAACTTAACTCACCTTGTTTGTAAGTAGTACCTAATTCAGTTTTGATTTCTTTGCTCATTTCACTTCTTTTCATCATTCCGTTTTTCCTCCTCTACTTTATTTTTTATAAAGCTTATTAACCACGGATTATCTCGAAAAACTGTTGTTAGTCCATTTGCTAATGTATTAACTACACGTTCTTCTTTATCATCAAGTTCGGATTCTAGACCCCATTGATACACAACACCGTGGAGAACTTCGTGTAACAATGTATTTGCTTGTGATATACTATCCTCTTCAGAAGACATACAAATAATACCTTCCTTAGAAAGAAACTGTCCATAGGATTCTGTTTGTTTATTCCATACCTTATCATTTTTTTCGATAGTGTATGTTCTATATCCTATTTTAATATTTTTTTTAGTATCCAAATCCTTCGTCTATAGGTTTAAATTTTTGTTCTCTAGATAAAGGTGAATGTGTTTGTAAACTATGAGGGTGTGCAGGTCTACTCATACATCCATATCTTAAAGCATCGTATGCATGGTCTTCTGCTTTTGTATCAACATCCTCACTATTATTTTTATCTAAAGGTAGCATAGGTAAAGTTCTTAATAAATTTTTACAGCTACTTAAAATATATAAGTTAGGTTCACCTGTATCTTCATTTATCTTTAATCTTTTGTGTATTTCGAGTTTACCATTAACACGACTTCTAGGACTTCTATCTGAAGGTCTCCATCTACATCCCTCTTTAATCATTGTCTCTGCTATACTAGGTCCAACATCTCCTCTGTTAGCCCAAGTAGAAGAGTCTAATACACCATATCTAATATACTCTCCATACTCTAAATCTATAACTTGTCTAGCAAATTCATCTGCTGTAACTTTTTGAGTATATAATTCTCTGTATACATACATTACATTATCATGGTCAACAGCAAACCATAAACAACAAGCAGGAGAACTATACCCCCAGTCTGCTGCTCTAAATCTCATCCAGTTATTAGGTATTTCAAAATTATCTAATACATGAACTTCTCTAGAAAACTCTGGGAAACTAGAATCTTCATAAGCATCCCAATCTCCTTCTAAAAACTGTTTACGTTGAACATCAGGTAAAGATGATAACATAATAAGATAATCATCTGTTTGCATTAAGTAAGGATTATCTTGTAACTTAGCAGGTATAAATCTTCTAGTAATAGATTTTGTTCCTGCCATTGTAGGAATCTGTACATTAAAAGCTTGATTAGGTTCTCCGGGTTCAACAAACATTTTCTTTACCCAATGAGAACCTACATTTCCGGGATTACCTGTTGCTCTAATATACACTGGTATATCAGGGTCAACACTTCTTAAAGATGACCGAAGAAAATTATAAATATCTTCGGTTGGATACTGAGGAAGTTCATCTATTCCAATCCAAGTGTATGATTGTCCTTGGTAACGAAGCACATCAGTTAAATTCTCAGCGTATCCAAACTCTATTCTAGCACCTGAAGGAAATCTCCATTCTTTTTCTTGCTCTCTCCACTTTGCACCGGGATAAGCTTTAGGATAAAGATTAAGAGAATGATTTATAATATCTCTTAGTTCAGGCATCGTACGTCTAATAAATAAACCACGATGAGCAGCTTTATGACAAAATCTTAACGGGTCAATTAATAACGCATAAGATTTTCCACCACCTCTTGCACCACCATAAAATACTTCACGTTCAGGTGCAGCTAAAAATTCTGTTTGAGGTCCTTCATTAGGTTGAAATATAACCTCTCGTTCGCCAATTACTTTTTGAATACTAGGAGTTGTTTCTTCAATCTGTGTTGTTTCTAAAACTGTAGAAACTTTTCCCTCTAAAGCATTGTCTAAATCTTTTAGTTTTTCTTTTCTAGTTTTATATTTTTCTTGTTCAGCTTTATATTTATCTCTAGCTTTCTCTAATTTTTTATAAGAATTAGTTAAAGATTCTGTAGCAGATTTTTTTGCTTTAGCTACAGACTCTGAAATTTTAGGAGTCGCAACTTTTCTTTTTCTACCTTTAGCTTTAGGTTTAGGAGGTTCTACCAACCTCTCATTAGAATCTTGCGTAATCCCATGCCCGTCACTTTCCTGTCTGTTTTTCTCATCAACCATTCTGCAACTTCCTTATACGAGCAATTTTGTAAATACTTTTCTGCTTCTTGTAACGCATTTAATTCTGATTCTATGGGAACAAGATAATCAGGATTTGATTCATCAACTTTATATCCAAAAGGAATAACTCTTGCTCGTCTTTTACGCTTTTGATAATTATTCTGTTGTTCCTGCTGTTCCATTTTTAGGTGGTAAAATAAAAATTCCTGTCGCTTGTTTGACATTCATATCAATTCGTTCTTTCTTAGAGACACCTACTCTGTCTAAAATTTGTTTTGCAGCTTCCATTCTAATATTAACACCCGGTGTAGAACCATCTTCATCTAAAGCATTAATCATTCCTAATGCTGCTTTAGGAGAATGAGCCGCTAATATTTCTTCTGCTCTATTAATAATCTCTTCTTTTAAGTTTTTAACTAAATCAGGGTAATAAGATTCAGAATATCCCGCTATTTCGGCAGCCATTTTAGCATTTCCACTTGCTTCACCAAATAAAGCAGATAAAAAAGTTTTTTGTTGGTCCGAAAGTTCTGTTTTTTTAGGTTTGTCAATATTAAACATGATTTATTAACACCTATTTTCTATTATACATACATATAAACTACTTGTCATTAAAATTGTTACCCTTTTCTATGTTTTTGTCCTTTTGGAGGTGATTTTTTACTTCCACCCTTACCTGCCCATAGACATTTGTTAGCCCAATAGGCTGCACTAGTAGGACCTTTAGCAATATTTGCTGCATGACGTGCTTTAAAAGACCTTCTAGCTTCAGGAGAATAGTTATGACCCATGGAAGCATCACCAAAACGTATTAATTTAGGTTTTCCATTAACTAAAATACCTACTTTTCCTTTTTTACCTCCCTCAGAACGCAATACACAGGAGTTAAATCTAGGTAATCCATGTTTTTTAAGAAAGTTTTTCTTTTTTTCTGCGTCTGATAAAGCCATTATTTTTTCTTTTGGGCATTTAAATACTCACGAAGAGTATTAAATCCTGCTTTTTTAACTTGGTCCATAGTTACAGTGCTATATTGTTTACCTTTAAAAGTAAAAGTAGCATTAGGTCCTTTTTCTTTTCTTGCTTTTTTAAATGCAGCACCAAAAGTAGAAGGTTCACTTCCTTTAGACTTAGACATATTGCTTAAAACTTTAGATGCTTGGTCTACTGCTAATCCTCCAAGAATTATACCTGCTCCTATTTTTCCTGCTTTTTTAAGATTAGGTGCAATCTTAGGAGATTTATTAACATTAGTTACTGTTTTAGTATCATCTACTTTTTTTGTAGTAGTCTTTTTAGGTGCATTTACTTTTTTATCATTTTTTCCTGCTGCTAATTTTTTAGGGTCAAAATTATATTTCTTTTTTATAACCTCTAATCCACCACTCTCTGTTTTCTTTTTATTCTTTGGACTTCTTGGATTAGTAGCATCTTTATTTTTTTTATTAAAATTCTTTGCACCTTCTTTTTTCTTTAACTCTTCATCAAAAGAATCTTTTTTCTTTTTTTTAGGTATTCTTGGATTTACTTTCTTTTTAACAACCTGCATTTTCTTTGTAGTCTTTTTCATTGACTCGGCTGTTTTCTTTCCTAGTGTAGGAAACTTTTTTGTTAGGTTATGTTTTTTTATATACTTCTGTGCTTCTTTAATTAATTTAGGTGCATACTTTTTAGCTGCTTTAGTTACTCCCATTCGAGCGATAAAACTAGCGACTGTAGGTATGGCTGCTACTGCTATTACTGGCATTATTTTCTACCTCCATTTTTATTCCTTGCAAAGGAACGATTTTTAAATTTACTTACTGCTCGTAAGTTTGTTTTACTGTTGTTCATAGGATTACCATCCTTGTGGTCAACGTCCATACCACTTCCTTTTTTTACTAGTCCACGTTTTTGCATTGCTCTACGGGCAGTATCTCTAGAAACTCTTTTAGCAATAATTTTAGGTTTACCTTGATAAGAAGCATACTCCTTCTTATAATTTCTACCAGTTGATTTATTACGTACTCTTTTTACTAATACCATTTTTTTTAGCAAACATATTTTTAGATATGTCGTTACCTTTTTTAGCTAAGAAAATAGCTTTCTGTGTTTTCATACCTCTGTTTCTTTCATAAGGTGATAGGTCACCACTTTTATCTAAGTCTGCTTTTTTTTCATCAAATTTAAATGCCATAATTACATCCCTTTAGATATGTCGTTACCTTTTGTTAATCCTTCAAAATTATATTTTGGTTTCCCTTTATCTAATCCTTTAAAATTAACTCCTTCACTAACATATCTATTACTTAGTTTTTTAAACATTGGTAGTTTTTCTACTGGTGTTTGGTCAACCTTAGATTTCATTTTTGCAACAGTATTAGGGTTTGCTCTCATAAATGTTTTAGCTTTATCTACTAAAACTTTACCAAATTTTTGGACAGCTCTCCTAACTCCAAATGATGCTATAAATCTTACAACTGTCTGTATCATTATATTACCTCTTTAATAATTGCTAGTAGTATTACTAGCCCTACGAAGGCTACAAACATTTTACCTTTTTTGTTCAAGCCATCCCATTTTCCTTTTATCCATTCAATCATGTCTTTCATGTTACCCTCCTATAGGCTCTTGTTTTCTTTGCGATACGTTTAGGCTGTTTCACAAACTGTTTCCCTGCTTTTGTTCCTTGTCTTTTTGCTCTAGTTGTTGCTGCATATTCTGCAGGGGTTAAACTTTTAATAGCGGCACTGGGTAAATACCTTTCTCCTGTTTTAGCAGAAGGTTTACCTGACTTGGTTCTCCATTTTTGTTTGGTCCAAGATTTTAAACTTCTTTGTGATTTAGCTAGTGCCACGATGTTTTCTCCTTAGTTCTTCTTTTGCTTTTTTTGCTAATCTTGCTTGTTCTAATTTACCTGCTACCTTTGCTCTTTGTTCCAACACGGTAAGGATTTGAATTTTACGAGCATAGGGTTTATTAATCTTTTTAACTTTCGCAATGGTTGCTTTTGCATCTTGGACTGTAGCAAACTTAATACTAACAGTGTCTTTAGGGTTCTCATCTGTATATAGTCTTCTATCAGAACCTTTAGGTTTTTTACCCGTTCCTTTTTTTGGGTCTGCCATTTTTAAGTGCTTCCTTTAAAAGTTTTCTTTGTGCGGTGTGTGCTTGTACTGCTTTACCTAATCCTGCAGCTACCTTTTTTACTTTTGCTCTTGCTTTTGGTTTCATTTACCTTGCCCCCTGTATTTTTTATAACTTCTACGTTTATGTTTATTCATTGATGACATTTTAACTTTGCCATTTCCTATACTAGTTCTTTTAGGAATAAAATTTATATTGTTAACTACTGTTTGTTTTCTAGGCATTTATTTTAAAATATTCTCTTTGATACTTATTTAAATCTTTTATAGATTCTATATTAGAATCATTATCACATAATTTATTATAAATAATTTTATTGTCTATCCATTCTTTACCATTCCAAAATTCAAATCCATCATACTTAGATTTGTATTTACTGGTTGTTTCATATCCATAAGACAAATAATAATTTTTACATTTGTTTTTAATAGACCAATCAATTTCGTATAGTGTTGCATATGTACCTAATCCTAATTTTGGATTTTCGTAATCCCATGCAAACTGTCCTGACAATACATGCTTGTTATCAAAAACTTTAAACTCTGTAAAAGCAACAGGAGTATCTTCATGGTAGTAAATAAAATACTTCCAATCTATATAATCTTTTTTTTCAAATACTTCACTGTCATTTTCAAAACCTTCTTCATAAAAATTTCTATACTTAACATATTTTTTATATATTGTAGATAGCAAATCATAATCAAAGTTATTTAATACTT